CGCCCATAACCGGACCACCATAGTTCATACCCAAAGGGGCAATATTAATGTCTCTTGGATCCCCAAGTTGGTTTAGGCGCTCCATCGCAGAAGGTTCTCCTGCCTCTTGTCGTCTGAGCCTTTCTTGATTTTGCCTAATAAGAAAAGAACCCATCTTCCCTTTCATTCCAAACTTATCAAGTTCATCGTAAAGAGGCTGCATAGAGTCTTCAGGGCCGGTGCCCAATATCTCATCGATATACATTTCTGCTTCTTGTTCTTGTTCTGGAAGCATAAGACCTGCCTCTTCATCCGGCATGTTAGCCGCTTCCTGGAACATAGCGTCCATAAATTCCAGAATATTTGAACCACTTAAATTACCCACCGCTTCTTGTTTCTGTTGGTCTGAAAGTTCTGGGTTTCTTAACAATTCGGTTTTGACTGTTTCTTCCAGTCTTCTTGCGTTTTCTGGAGAAACCATGGAGCTGTAGTCTTTTTCTTGCATAGCGCCAAGGCCAAGTCCGGGCCTATCCATATCTGCAGTGTTTGTTGGTGTTAATGCCTCAATTGCACGTCCAGCCGCGCCGCCCGGAATAACTTCTTCTTGATTAGACATACGCATGTTTTTAGGCATTGTCATTTCTTCTAAAGCTAAATCTGATAGAGCCATTACTTTTTCTTACTCCTTAATAAACTAACCATGCGTTTTGCAGAAGCAGCAGTCTTTGCTGTTGCTTTCTTTGTCCATTTACCGTTCTTTTTAACAAGAACGGTCTTGCCCCTGGTCTTATAGGGCATTAATATTTTTTCTTAGACTTACTTTTACTTTTTTTCTTAGAGCCTTTACTATAAATAGCGTCATCTCCTGAACGAAGAAACTTTTTATCGTCTCCTCTCATCATATTTCTTCTTGCTGTCATTCCTGGCATGATATTTCCTCTATAAATTGATAGTTGTGGCACCATTAGTAGATACCGTTAATGAACCAATTGCGCCAGTGGCAGATAAGCCATTAGACGTTGTGCTATAAAGCGTGTACCACTTGGAGCCGTCCCAAACTTGCAATTCACCCGTAGTCAAGTTCCAAATAATATCCCCTTTATTATAGTTATTTTCATCTCTTTTGCTAGCTAAAACAGAATTGGTCGTGTCTGGGTCAAATGCAGAAAGGTTAAGCTCTAAAACCCTGACCAGTCGATTATATGTGTCTGGGTCAACCTCGTCATACGCCATAGGCAACCCTGTTTGTAATAAACTACCCATTAACGTCTGCCGTTAAGTCTAGTGCCTATGCGTGTTGCACCAATCCTAAAACCAAGGCCTAAAGTATATGAAGCTATGTTGTCGTCGTCTGATTCAAAACGAAGAACAATTTGTCTTGCTCGGCCACGAACATTAAGTTTTGTAGTGCTGGACGAAACATTACTGGTTGATTTAGTGGTTAAACTATCCCCAGGGTAATTTCTGGTTTTAAGAACACAGTTTATTAACGAAGATGCGTTATTCCCTGTAAATTTAACATCAGGGATAATCCGGCCAACATACTGAGAACTCTCTCCGTCTTGTAAATCAAAATCTCCAGATTCAATATAAACATTGCTCATAGGAGAGCCGTCGTCATCGTTCCCTGTTTCTTGTTGGTATAAATACCCCACATTAGAAGTTGTATACGCTGCTCTTGGATATGCTTCTAGTCCTTCATCAAGCCATGCTGTACGATTCATTTGACCGATAGACCATACATTTTCTAAATAATTATACACAACATAGCGATCAATCTCGCTAGAGCTCCCTGAAGGGTAATACCAACCAACTTCGTTAAAACGTTTATTTAAAAAACCATGTACTTTATAAACTTGACTTTCATTCATATCACCAAACACATAATCGTGTACGTCACAAAGGATAGGCTTCACTTGACCACCGTAGCTATATATGCCTTTTTTATCCATCCAGAACACACCAACTGGAGTATTAACCATAGCTTTCGGTCCAATTAACCCAACCCCTTCATTCACTAAATTCGTGCTAAAAATAAAAGGCTGTCCTATGAACTTCATAGAATACAACGAAGTGTCTGTCCAAACTAAAATCTCTTGTCTTGCTCGTATTCCTCCAATAATACTAGAACCAGCAGATAAACGGGCAGAACCAGCAGTGTTAATGGCTTTAGGTTCCCACTCAGTAATGTTTTCTTGATCGCACCAAGAAATAAACATAGGGTCGATAGCTCCAGTTCGAGCAGTACCTCCAGCGTTTAAAGGATCTGCTCCTAATACAAGAACATGTCGGTCAATATCACTGACTACGACCTGTAAACCAAGTGTTGGTGGTAGATTAGCTCCTGATAAATCACTTAAAGCCACAGCTCTGTCTGTTCCTAGTGTTTTTGCACTGGTGTCCCAATAGTAAATACCACCTGCACGAACATTCATCACTAGGTCTTCACCAAAATTATCGTGGGTCCACAACCTTAATTGATTGGCTGCTGACAAAGCACTAACCGAACCAAAAGTACCGTCACCCCATGTACTCGCTCCCCAACCTGAACCAGAAACATAATCATCGAGACCTACGTTAATTTGATAAGCACCTACCGTGCTCGATCCACCATTTCCTGTATCACTTGCGTTCGCTGTAACCGTGTTCCCATCTGTATCTTTAGCTTCTATAGTGTAGCTGTTAGTGTTTACAATCGTTGCTATTTGATATTCTTGATTAAGAACAGCAGCAGTTATATTGCCACTTAACGTAGCAGCACCACTAAAAGTTACAAAGTCGTTTTGTTGTGCTCCATGGGAAGTATCGGCAACAGTAATAGTCGCATCGCCATTGGTGGCTGAGAAAGTCACATCTCCAGCAGACGTTGTAGCTCGGATAGGAGTAACGTCATTAAAGTTAGCACCTTCCTGTATGTAGTATTTCCAAGTTGTTCCTAATCCTAAAAACTTAGTGATGTTTAAATCCACCCAAGAATGTAAAGCACGACACGTTGATAAAAATGTTTTGGGTGTGTCTTTGGTCCAACCACCAATCTTTTCAGGTAATCCCTTACGGAAACGAATCAAATTAGCATCGAACCAACCACCTTTAGCAGTCAGGGCTGTGCCTTCTTTTTTGATTCCAGGATTAAATTGTGCTTTAATTAAAGGCATTAGAAATACTTAGTCTTTTTTCTTCTATCGTCCATTACGTCGCCACAAGCTCTCGCTACTTGTTCAGTCGGTCCACCACCGTTATAGTATTGCATCATTTTCTTTGCTGCGCCACCGCTATTCATTTTTGCAGTTTTAGCAGCATCTATAAAATCTTGTCTACTAGGAGCACCTTTTTCTCCTGGTGACCTCATTCGCTCACCCGAACCTGCTTTAATTCGATCTTGTTTAGCTTTTATATTGGCGTATAGTCCTTTCTTTTTCTTTTTTCCAGGCATTATTTTTTCCTCATAGTTTTATGTTTTTTTATGGCTGTTGGTATAGAGTCCAAACCAAGCTGCTCCAGCACCAACAACGATTGATATTAAACCCGATTGTTCAAAACTAGGGTCTGTTAAATCCATAAACCAAAAAGTTGTAAAATACAGTAGGTACATATACACTGCCAAAAAAGCTCTAGGTATAATTCTCCAACTGTCTATTGCTTGTGCTACAAATATAAACTTTTGATAAGGGTTATCATTTTTCTTATCTTCAAGTTCTCTAATTCGATCTTTAAGTGAAGCATTCTCTTGAAGCATTTCCATGAACTTGGATAAGTCCATTTCAACTTCATTGCGAGACATGTCTCCACCAAATCTACTGCTAGGATGGTAATCTTGTTCGTCACTCATATTAATTCGCCAATGGGTTGTCGTTTTTGTTTTTTAAACTTTGCACATCATCATAAATAGAATCAATGCTTGAGTTTATTCCTGCGACACTAGTTTGTAACATAACTATGTCTTCTTTAATTGGGCTTAAATCTTCAGTTTCTATATTTAATGATTTAATTTGCTCACCAACAGCGACTACATTTTTATCTAACTCTGTTACTTGGTCGCTTAATGCATCTATTTCGTTTATATACCGAGTCATTTTAGACTCAAGATTTTCTATACGATTAACGTATGTAGCACCTGTGTAGCCAAAACCAGCTAATGTGCTGACAATACCAGCCAATGCAATCAGTTGTGTTGTTTTACTTTGAAACCAATCCATAGTCCTCTCCTAATTAACAATTCCAATCTCTACGTGCCCAGTAGTTAGCACTACATCTATCGCTTTTTATGCCACCACTGCGAGCACAGTAACTTTTCTTCCTCTTTTTATCCCCAGGATGTTTGCCCATTTTTTTATCGCCGAAAGTAATTCGTTTAACTTTGTTCCCCCCACTACTGCATTTAGAAACAAAAACAACTTTACGTTTCTTTCCATATCCAGGTTCACCTTTACGAATAGCTCTAGGTCTATTTAAAGTTACTTTTTTACCTTTAAACTCTGCCATGTTATAAATTAGGTTGCATATTCATTAAATCATTCATCCCAGTTAGACTTTCTCCGTATAATCCACTAAACGCTGAGTTGTTGTCTGGAATATTAACATTAGTATATATTAACTCAGGCTCATACCAAACGCTAGGTTGTGGCACCTCTACTTGACTGTACGAACTAAATCCTGGAACATACCCCATATAAGCTATAAGTGTGCTTGAGTCTGCGTACTCCCCTGTTTCAGACTGTTTTTCTTCTAGTTCTTGCTGTTGATTTTCAATATTTTGAGCAATAATTTGATCAGCTATTTGATCTGCTTCGCTTGCATCCATGTTCTCTGCAATCGCTGTTTCTATTTCTCCTTGCATACTCTGAACTTGTGTTTCTGCTTGAGTCATCTGCGAAGAACTTTCTACAGAAACATCGTTAGCAGCAACAGAAGAAACAGTAGAAGAAGATGTTGTACTGTTTGAAGCAACAGAAGTGCTCGTTTCTGCAGAAGAACTAACTGTGTTCGTATCGGAAGAAACAGAGACGCTAGTTGCAGTACTCATGGTTAATATTTCTTGCGTTTGTTGCGCAGAACTGGCAACTTGGGCAGAAATACTTGGCGAACTGTCAATGCTTACCGTGCCTCCTGAAACAGAAGAACCTACAGCACTTGTTTGAGCAGAAGTCGCTGAATTAGTAGAAGCAGTATAAGAACCACCTGAAGAAATAGAAGTTCCAGTTGCTTGTGCTGAAGTTCCAGCAGTCGTACCGCTTATGCTATTAGTTGCTGCTCTAATTGTATTAGCTACGACATTTAATTGTTCTGCTCTTTTGTTGTCTTTCTTTTCTTCGTTCTCTGCGACAACAAGCTCGATATCTTCATCTCGGTTTTCGCCCTCTTCTTCAACTGCCTCCGCATCCTCCAAGTCTCTGTTTTCGTTTTCAGACAATTCAGCAAGTTGTTCCAACACTTCTTCATCTTCTTCGATCCACTCCTCTAGTTCTTCTATGGTTTCAAACTGTAAATACTCGATAGTTTCTTCTTCTAAATATTCTTCAATTAATTCTTCGTGTTCAAAATGATCTAATAAAATATCTTCTAACACAGGAAGTTCGTAATCTGTTTCAATGTATTCCTCTGCTAATAGTATTTCTTCGTATATATGCTCTATGTGTGTTTCTTCAATATGTTCTAAAAGAGGCAAAGGGTCTTCGAGAAGTATGTCTATTTCATCGACAAAAACTACATGTTCATTTTCATCAAAAATATACTCTTCTTCAAACAGTATTGTCTCTTCAACATAAAATTCATCGTAATAAAGAGTCTCGTCGTATAGTTCTATCCCCTGTAGCTCAGCAGTATATACAGAGTCTTCTTCAAAGAAATAAATTTCTTCTTCATAGGGGTCGTAATATCCGTACTGATCGTCTTCGTAATCGTCATAACCAAACATATCGTCTTGAGCATAGGTGTCGTCGACAAAAGTTTCCACCATATATCCTGGACATGCTGGCGAATACTGCGAGTCATACGAGCACTCATAATCAAATAAATCGTCCCAATAATTAGGACATTGAGTAGAATATAGTCCATCTAAATCACATTGTTGAGTTAAATATGCTGCTTCGTATCCTGGACATGCAGTGTTGTTTAAAGCGTTACTACAGTCTAAAGCGTTGCCTGAACCGATTCCGTATAAACTACCACCGTTTTCTAATAATGTATTAAAAGATGTGCTGTTCCAATTTGTATTAACACAAGTTCCTGCAACATTTGTAGTTCCTGTGCTGCACTCATCGTGAAAAAGATAAGTATAAAATTCATCTGCTGCACCTTGTTCACCAATCAATACATCGTGATTAATAATATTTAGTCCACCATAACGAAACTCAAAACTGTCGTCTGATTTCCATAATATCACTTCAAAAGAATTATCGGTGTTGCTTCGGTTGTATTCTCGTAAGTTATACCAACCAAATACAGTTTTATCTGTAAAGTTTCTAGCTAATACGCTTGATCCGTTGTCTCGTATTAAATCAGTCCAGAAAGGATATAAGGTGTATGTAATTTCAGGTAATGGGTCAGGTGTGTAGTCATTACAATAACCTCCTGACGACCCAAAGTGTAGACAACCGTTGGTTGCCATTCTAGCAGTTGTAAAATCCTCACCATAGAACGTAAATGTAAAATCTAAATTAAAAACACTTGAAACTTGATCATCACCAACACCCATGTTATAAGAAGTGGCTATATAGTTCGTTTTTAAATCAATTAAAGGTTGGCTTCCTTCATAAACATACCCTGCATTAAGGGTAGGTATAAATAAAACAAAAGCTAAACTAACTGCCCTTATCAAATTCACGTCTACACGTCATCCTTGATTTTTTCTGTCCAGCACTATTTAGTGAATTGTAACATTTAGAAACATAACTTGCTTTTGCTTCTTTGTAGTCTGGTCTATCTTTAGGGTTTTCTGCCCATGCTGCTCTTGCTTCTTCGCCTATCTTACCTTCGTATGGACAAGGAGTACCAGCCATATACATAGCACTAAATACTCTAACGTCTTGACACATGATCGCAACTGCTGCGACTTTCATGCCCATATCATAAAGATACTTACCTAATTTTAGTCGTTCACAGTTTTCATCTCTAACTGTTCTTCCAGCAGACAAACCAAACACTTGTCCTTGAAATGCACCAGACCGACCTACAGTACATAGATCTTGGCTATAGCTCATTATAGAAGGAGCAATCGCAGAAGCAGGCGGTGCTTCAGTCTTGATATTTTGATTGATAGTTTGTTCAGATTTTGACTCATTATAATTTTTGTTTGTGTTATCAGATTTACTGGTATTTTCGTTAACATTTTTGTTATCTGTAGTTACATTCGAGTTTGAATTAGACTCGTTGTAGTTTTTATTTTCAGAAGTGCTTTGATTAGTGTTATTGTTGTTGTTTGTATTGGTATTAGTGCTTGTCGAAGTGTTGTTATTGTTGTTTGTGTTAGTCGACGTGCTGGTGTTTGTGTTTGTATTGGTGTTGTTATTGGTGTTTGTGTTGCTGCTTGTCGAAGTGTTTGTGTTAGTGTTGTTGTTTGTGTTAGTGTTGGTCGAAGTCGACGTGTTGGTGTTGTTATTAGTGCTGGTACTTGTGTTGTTATTGGTGTTCGTAGCAGTAGAGGTCGAAGTGTTAGTGTTGGTGTTATTGTTAGTGTTCGTAGCAGTAGAGGTCGAAGTGTTAGTGTTGGTGTTATTGTTAGTGTTTGTGTTAGTGTTGGTGTTGGTGTTGGTTGCTGTCGTAGTGTTGGTGTTTGTGTTTGTGTTGTTATTGGTGTTTGTGTTGGTGTTTGTGTTGGTGTTGGTGTTTGTGTTAGTGTTTGTTGTAGTTGTGGTCGATGTAGTGGTCATCGAGTTTTGCTCACAATATTGCTCTCCTGCTGTGCAATCTCCAGTTTGATCTGCCTGGGAAACAGGACTAAATAAAAAACTACTGAATATTAAATAAATATAAGAACATTTAAGTATCTTTCTCATTTGGTTTAAAAACTCCTCTCGCTATCAAGACTTCTCGATTCAATAGATGTTGCTTTTCTATGTCGTCTTTGCTTTGTCCATAGTACTCAACAGCGTGGTGTTCTTTAACCATTAATTTATTGATGTTCTCACCACGAACGAACATCTCTCCTAAAACACGACCAAATTTACCTTTTTTATCTTTTCGTGTTTTTATAACTACTTCGTCTTTTTCCAGCCAACTTTGTAGGAAGTCTTTACTTAAAAACCCTCTTGCTTTTTCGTCTTTGTCTCTGGTTCTGCTTTCTGGTGTGTCCATTCCATACAAACGAACACGAGTAGCGAAATGTATATCAAAGCCTAAATCAATGACAACATCAACAGTGTCTCCATCAACAACCCTTTTAACTTCGCAACTATATTCGTACATTACAGCCACCCAAAAGAACGGAATAAGTCCCAAAGCACATAGCTGAGACATATCCAAAACGCTTTTCGATAAAAAATGTAATTTTCATACAAAGGTTTAGAGATCTTTTCAAGTTTATATAATTCTTCCACTCATATTTCCTACCCCCTGTCTTTTGCTCTTCCTATGTTTAACGCACAGATATCAATTAGTTTATAGAGCTTACCAATCCATACATCGTCTTTTGGTGTTTTAGTTACTGCAGCAATGATGCTTGCAACACTAATAATTGCCATTATTAAGGCTAAAAAGTTCGCAAATGTTTGCATATTTTTTCTCCGTTATCCAAAAATTATTCCAGCCATACCAATTACCAAAGTAATCAGTGTAGCCACTATAAAGTGTTCCAGTCGTTTAACCCTGTTAATAACTTCTAACCATCGCTCTGCACAGACTGCTTCGTGGCTTTCTATTTTATTATTAACAGTAGCTACAGTCATTTTAGTCATGCTGCCTCTACTTCCCAACAATTCAAGTTTGAAGCTACTGTCCGTCTTTCGCCTTCGCCTTTAAATGGGTAAACCATGTGAGACAACCAAGAGGGAAATAAATACAGCTTTCCGACTTCAGGTTGTACTTCAAAACTTTGTGGTGGTCTTAATCGTTCTACGTTCATTATTTCATTACGACCATAGTTAAACGCTAGATATCCATCACACGCACCAGACGCTTCGTATTTGTTATACAAAGGACTGCCAGCAGCAGGTTGATCTAGTATTTGTTGTGGTACTTTTGTCCAGGCAGTTGTGCTAATACCCATAATCGTTTTAGTGCCGTGATCGTGTATAGGGTTGTAATCACCTTCATAACTGTGTACCGACCAAGTTTCATCTATCGCAACTTGCCGATTCTTTTTAAGGTTGCTACCTGTCTGTTTCATAAAATGATTGATGTATTCAGCACCTAAACTGGTTATAAACTTAGAATATTGCCTAACCTTTTCATGCTCTGGGTCCATGTTCAGTTGCTCACCATGAGCAATCTGTCCTACCAATGAATGAGCCAATGATTCTTTATCTGCTTGTTCTCTAAGATCGTCAAGATAAGTATTTAAGTCCTCAACCATGCCGTCTGGCATACGAGTCTCTAATACGAACACCGCAGGCATATTCCAGATATTAACATCAATATCTGTTCCCTCTACAGGCACTGCCTCTTTGTCAGCCATGCTTAACTAGAAGGTACTGCGAAGTCGTTGTCTGGTACTACTGATGCAGGTGGATTTGTAATTACTGAATCCACTTGACTCGCAAAAACACCATCCCATTTTGCAGTATTGAACATTGCAGTTAATGCTGCTAGGTTAAATGAACTTTTTGCTGCTTTGGTAAAATCACCATCTGCTGCAACTGCTACAGTATGGAAAGTATTAGTGTAATAAGTCGCATCGCCTTCGCTGTCATTTTCATACTTCATAGACAAATGCCATTCTTCCACTTTACTAGATTTTACATGAGGGATTGCTTTTACAAGCGTTTTAGTTACTGCCATTTTTTATTCCTCGTTATTTGTCACACTTTTCATGTGATTTAGATTTTAATTCCTCAACATCTGCTGAGAGTTCTTGGACTGCTTTTACAAGCATTGGTATCAGACCACCTTTTGCAATTTTCTGCACTTCGTCATCGCCTGTTTTCCAAATATTTTGACCATCTTTTACGTCATCGTGTTTGTCTATAACTGCTTTAACTTCTTGTGCAATAAAGCCGTGATACTGTACACCATATTCTAAACCGACACTTGGTTCATTAGAACCTTTTTTATACTGTGGCATATCCGTTGGAACGTCTTTCTTTTTCTTCCATTGATATGTAATTGGTCTGAGTTCGTTAATAAATTGAAGCCCTACTGTCGCATCTTGTACGTTTTCTTTTAGCCTTTCGTCTGAAGATGCTGCCCAAGATTCATCTGAACCATTTAAATCAATTTCAACTTTATTTCCGTTATAACCGAGCGTTGCTCTTGCATCACTTGTACCAGCAGTGTTTTGACCAAGAACTAAACGACCAGTAGCACCGCCTGTTCCTGTATCTGCGGTTGAACCTATTACTGTATTTGAGTTGCCTGTAGTTTGGTCATCACCTGCTCTTTTACCAATCATGGTATTGTCTGTGCCTGTGCTGATTGCATCACCTGCTTCAAAGCCAACACAAGTATTTCCATCGCCAGTTGTAATTGCTGTTCCAGCATAAGCACCTAAACCAGTGTTTGCTGCCGAAGTACAAGCAGTCAAAGAATCGTACCCAAAAGCTGTGCTGTAATGTGTTGTTGTGTTTGCATCCAGGGCATAAGTACCCATTGCTGTGTTTTGTGCGCCAGTTGTGTTTGCTCCTAGTGCTGCTGAGCCTACCGCAGTATTACCATCGGCTGCATTTCCTGCATCTAATGCTCTTGCGCCTACCGCAGTACAATCACCACCAGTTGTGTTTCCAAGCATTGCGTTATAACCAACAGCAGTGTTTAAACCACCACCTGTATTTGCACCTAATGCTTCAGAGCCTACTGCCGTGTTTTGAGAAGCAGTTGTGATTTTGTCTCCAGCTAAATAACCAATAAGCGTGTGTCCAGCACCAGTGGTTACATCGTTACCAGCTTCGTGACCTATACATACATTTTCAGTTCCAGTTGTATTTGCTTTTAATGCGCCTTTACCGATTGCTATGTTTCCATTAGCTGTAGTCGCTGTTTCATATGCTTCGACACCAATTGCAATGTTATTAGAGCCTTCTGTAATTGATTGTCCTGCATCACGACCAATACCAATGTTGTTATCGCCAGTCGTATTTGCAATTAAAGCATCTTTACCTACGGCTGTTAAAGAAGAACCTGTAGTATTTGCGTTTAAAGCTGCATATCCAACTGCAGTGTTATTTGAAGAAGTTGTATTGGCTACCAAAGTTGCAGTACCTACCGCTACGTTTGCTGTTCCTGTGGTAGTTCCTGTTAAAGCATTGTATCCCACTGCCGTGTTGTTTGCTGCCGTTGTGTTAGCGTCTAAAGCATTCGCACCCACCGCTACGTTCTGTGCGCCTGTGGTGTTTGATTGTAAAGCATTTTTACCAACCGCTACATTTTCTCCGCCTGTGGTACTGTTTTCCATAGAAGATTTCCCAAGCGCAGTGTTGCTACTCGCAGTTGTATTTGCTAGTAAAGCACCTCTACCCATTGCAACATTATCTTCTCCTGTGGTGTTTGCTCCTAATGCTGCATAACCTATAGCTGTATTGTTATCTGCTGTGGTATTAGCATCTAATGCTCCAAAACCCATAGCAGTATTATTATCGCCAGTGGTATTTACATTCATTGCTGAATATCCCATAGCCGTGTTCTGCGCACCTGTTGTGTTTGCTGTTAAAGCAAGAGAACCCACAGCTACATTGTAAGATGCCGTTGTATTTGCTTTAAGGGCTTCTTTTCCGACTGCCGTATTATCTGCTCCAGTGGTATTAAGAATCATGGCTTGGTGTCCAAGTGCTGTGTTTGCACTAGCAGTTGTATTTGCTGCCAATGCGCCTTTACCTACAGCAGTCAACTGACTTCCAGTTGTGTTTACTTTTGCTGCTTCCATTCCAATCGCAACACTTTCATCGCCTGTGGTGTTGGCATTTAAAGCGCTTGTGCCTACAGCAGTGTTGTTATCTGCTGTTGTTTGAGTTTCTAAAGCATCAGAACCAATAGCTATGTTTTTATCGCCAGTTGTAAGTGCTATTCCTGCATTTTTACCCATAGCAGTATTACTGTGTCCTGTGGTGGCTGCTGTTAATGCAGCAT